GCCGGAATCGGCGAGATAGAAGGCCGCGTTACGGCCGTGGACGAAAGGCATCGGAAGGGCCTCCTGGGTTGGGTTGGTGGGCGATCACGCAGACGCGTCGAACCAGGCGACAGCGCCGTCGAGAAGGTCGAGTTGCTTCGCCACGACGTCGATCACGAACTCAACGCCGAGCAGCGTGGCCTCGCCGACCTGATAGGCGCCGTACGACCGAGCCTCGATGACACGCGCCGAATGGCAGGCCGTCAGCAGCGTCGGGTCGTCGTTGATCGCAGCCGGCACCGAGGACAAGAACTCGTCGAGCTTGAGCACCGCCGACCGGTCATCGGCGCGTCCGACATAAAGCCGCACGATGAACAGCAGCCGGTCCCCGCCGCCTCGCATCGCAGCGTCGTACGTCAGCAGATCGAGCGCCACCTCGGCCGCCGGCGGCGTCAACCCGGCGTTCGGGAACTCGTAGACCCGGTCGATCCCGGCGGCGCGCAACGTCGACGCGATCGCTGCTCGGACGATCGACACCGACGACGGCCCGGCCGGACCGGTCACAGGTCGTCCATGCGTCGGAACGGGTCGAGGAGGACTTTGGCGTCTGGGTCGATTGCTGCGTAAAGCCGTTCAGCGACACCGAGATCAGGTGACACGAGCACGCCGCCAGGCGACTGACGCCGCATATTCAGCCGTGCAACCTGCAACCGGCACGCCTGCGTCACCTGCGGCGGCACCGACGGCCAGCCCCAACGGGCGGTGATCTGCACGAGCGCATTCGCCAACGACTGCGGGAAGATCGGCGACGAGGCGCGTCCGGTAGCCCGCACGTACCATGACGCGTAGCCCTTAGCGAGGTTGTTCAGTGGCTCGAGCTGATACTCGCTGCTCGTCCAGGTGCGCTCAAATGTTCCGTCGTCATCGTCGTCGGTCTTGACGATCAGACCGGAGGTCGTGGAAATCGGATCGCACGGACAGAACAGCGACATCGGTGCGATGAACGTGCGCGCCGTGGCGGCGGCGTCTTGGAAGAACTGCCACCCGCAGTATTGGTCGATCATGCGAGAGGCGGCCTCGACCAGCCCCTCGATGATCGTGTCGTCGACACTGTCCGTGATCCGCAGCCACGAGGTTGCCTCAGCGAGTGTTAGGTAACCGTTGGTGATGGCCATTAGTCCTCCAACAGCTCCGGGTGACGGTGGCCCCAATGGTGTTCGGCATGTGGCGGTTCCGGCGTCTCCCAGAGATCCGGCCGACCTTCTTTGTCCATGTCGCCGTACAGATACGGGCAGTGCGTCCAGGCCGGGAACACGGTCAGGTCGTCACGCATCCGATGCACCTCAGACAACAGGTGTGGACCCGTCTGCTCGTTCATCGACAGGTGTTGCGTGAACTCGAGCCGCACCGGCAGACGGTCGATCACTGCACGCCAGAACGGATGATGCGGCACGCCGCCGATAAGCGCATTCGACACGAAGTCGCCCTGCTCGAAACATGCGAACGCCTCGACGCCGTCGAGAAGATCGTCGAACGACCGCAACGGCTCAATGTCCGTGTTCGCCACAATCCCGCCGAACTGGTACGCCAGCTCGTAGCCGACGACATCGGCACGCTGCACCGCTACTCCGACCTCAGGATTCCCGGCACCGACGTGAACGCCGCCATCGCCGATGACGTCGAACACGTCCTGATTGAGCAGCGGACCGAGATCGGCTTCGGACCAGGTGTGCAGCTCGTACCCAAGACGCTGCCACGCTCGCCCGTAAGCCCGGTACTCCTCGGGCATACGCTTGGTGCCGAACCACATCCGATGCACGACCCGAGGAATCACGAGTGCCACGTCACGCCCTCGTTGGCGGCGAACCACTCGACGGTCATGCCGATGCCGTCCTCGAGCGCAACGAACCCGGCCGGGTCGATCCCGAGCGGTGCCAGCGTCGACGGATCGGCCCGTACGATCGCACCTGTTGGCTCGCCGGGACGCATCGGCAGATCCACGAGGCGACCACCATTGGCGTGCTGACAGACGATCTCGGCGACCTCGCGCACCGTGTGCGACTGCAACGGCCCGACCTCGATCGGTCGATCGGCCAACAGATCCGAACCGGCGGCGTGCTCCAACGCAGCAGCCATGACCCGAGCGACATCGCCGACGAACACACAGTCGGAAACCTGCGCGCCTGCGCCGTACAGCGTCACGTCCTGACCGGTCAGCCCCGCACAAACAAACGTCGGGATGATCTTGCGAACCTTCGAAGAACCCCACGGCGCCGGCGCCTTCTGCCCAGGCCCGTAGGCGTTCATCGGACGCACCGACACGAACCGTTGTCCCCGATCGTGCACGTACATCGGCACGAAGTCCTCGGCGCAGGTCTTGGTTACGCAGTACGTGCCCCGCCCGATCCGTGCGTTCCCGACGGCCGCATTCACGACCGGTAGACCGTATTGCGCTGCGGCCTCGAACACGTTCAGCGACCCGAGGATGTTCGTCTCGGCGGCCGGCCTCGGGTTCAGGATCGTCTCGGCCGTGCCGAGCACGGCGGCCAGGTGCACGATGCCGTCGACCGCCGCCGCCAGTTCTGTGACCGCTGTTGCGTCTCGCACGTCGCCTAAGAACGAGATCGCACCGGGCGGCGCCTTGCCGAGGCGGTCGAAGCACACGACCTCATGTCCTCGACCGAGCAGCTCGGTCGTCAGCCATGACCCGATGAACCCAGCGCCGCCAGTAACGCCGACCTTCATCGGGTCACCATCTTGCGCACCTCGTCGAGGTCGTGACCGTACTTTGTCTGCGTCTGATTCCCCCACGTCGACATGCCGTGACCGGCATGATCGGCGAGGTCGATCTGGCAGACCCGACCACCTTTGTCCTCGATCGCATCGCACGCCGGCACGTCACCCCAGCCCTGCACCTGCTGCGGAATCGGGAAGATGCGCCCATGATCGGCGCGCCGATAGGACCACGACGCTGCGCCGGTGGATGCACGCACAAGGCCGGACACACCATCGCATTGAATCGTCGATCGGATCTCATTCCACGGGTAGGCCGGTTCGAGGTGACAGCCGGTCAGCCACACGTCGTCCGGTGCGGCCGTCCACCACGCTTCGAGCTGCGCACGCCACCCCGGACGCCATGCCATGTCGTCATCCGACAACACGCACAGATCGGCGTCAGTTGCGGCGAGGATTCGGGCGCACAAGTTCGTCCCGTGGCCCGAGGTGTGAATCGGCCACGGATGCGACCATCCACCGAGCCCCTTGACGAGCGCCGACGAGCCGTCATCGGAGCCGTTGTCGACGATCCAAACGCCGTCGGCCTCGGCAAGCGACTCGACTGTCTCGGCAAGCAGTCCGACGCGACCGGTCGAAATCGCCCGATACGTCAGCACCGCTCCGGCGACCTTCATCGTGCCGCCTCGATCCCGGTCAGCGGCGCAGCGGTCGGAATGCGAGCGTCGAGCGCCTCGAGCGTCGGTCGCCAGTGCTGCGCATAGACGAGGTCGGCGTCGTACCGAGCGGCGAACGCTTGCGCCTCGATCGACCAGTCGTGCCGGGTCATCGGATCGGCCTGCCAGCATTCGAGCAGCGCGCCGACGATGTCCTCGGGCATCGGCATCGCCCACCACGAGCCTTGATCGTCGTCCCACTCGCGCCGGTAGTTGCAGCGCCAGCCGGCGCCGACCAGCTCGGGTTGTGCAGTCCAATCCGTGACGATGACCGGCACGCCACACGCTTGCGCCTCGATGACCGGAATGCCGAACCCCTCGCCACGAGAGCAGGCTAGGAGCACGTCGAACGACGAATACAGACCGGCCATTACCGGATCAGGCAAGCCCTGGCGGTACGCGTACTGATCGGCGAAGAAGATCGCCGATTCCGGGATGCCGCACGCCTGCGCCAGTCTCGGAAGGTTCACGCCGTCGCCGATGCCATCCCGTTCGGAGTGCACGTAGAGCACCGCTTGCGGACAGGCACGCTGGAAGGCGGCGAACGCCAGGAAGTTGACGTCAAACGCTTTGCGAGGCGGCCGGCGGCCTTTGTTGTTCGCGACCATCCCCACCACGAAGGCATCGACCGGCAGGCCGAGCGCCTCCCGGGCCGCTTGTCCGCCGATCGTCGAGGTCGGCCGATACACCGCCGTGTCGATGCCGTGCGGCACGTACAGCGGCTCTAGGCCCGCCAGCCGCAGCTCGTGCTCGCCGAAGCGCGACATGGCGATCGGCACCGACCCGTAGTTGCGGAAGAACTCGATTACCGCAGGTGTGACCGGCTGATGATCGACCGGCACCCACGACGCCACGTTGAGCCGCTGCAACATCGGGTTCCGCAGGGCCCACACGTCGAACAGCGTCAGCAGCCATCCGGGTTCGTCGGCGAAATGATCGGCAGCGTGCGCCGCCATCACGTCGTTCGACCACTGCTCCCAACCGGACGGGTACACCTTCATCCCCTGCCATGACAACCGAGAACCCTGGAGCCCGTAGTTAGCGACGATCGCCACGTCGTGCCCGTCAGCCTTGAGCCGCTTGGTCACCTGAGCGGTCTGCGCGCCGTAACCGGTTGCGCACCACGGAGCGTTCGACGCCCACGCGATCTTCATCGCGTCTCCCGGCGAGACTTCGGCGGCTTGGTCACGACCACCCATTCGCCAGCGTGCTCGAACACGCCGAGGATCTCGTCGTTGGCGGCCTCCAAGGCGGCAATGAGGTCGATGAGCGGCGCCAGGCCGTCCTCGAGCGATACGCGGACACGATGAACCGGCAAGGTTCCTCCCGTTGGGCGACGGTGGGTTCAGTTGGTGGGCGATGTGGCCGGAGGACCGAAGTCCTCCGGCCTCCCGTCGCCCAACGGGACTAGGCCGTCCCGCCGCGATAGACGCGCAGCGATGCGGCGTCAAGCACCTTCGAGTCGGTCCGCATCACCGCCCGGAACGAGATCAGATCGGTGTCGAACGCGAAGTCGTCGCTGCGCTCGAACCGCATCGCCCCGACGTCACGGATCACGAACCCGGAGAAGTCGCCGAAGATGCCGGTCACGACACCGGTCGCCATCGCAGCGATCGCCGGGTCCTCGACCACCGGGTAGCCGAGCAGCCGGTCGGGCTGGCCGGGCACCATCGTCGGCGTCCAGATCGGCTGGCCGGTCGTGTCGACGATCCCTCGGATCTTGCCGACGGTCGCATCCCGGAACATCCAGTAGGAGCCACGCCGCCGGTACGGCGCAGCGACGCTGTACGACAGATCGACGAGGTTGCCGTACGACGGCAGACCGGTAGCGCCGTTCTGACCGGTCACGCCGGTCGCATAGGCCACGAGCGCCCCGGTCGGCTGGTTGCTGCCACTGCCGTTCAGGTACGCAGCGCCGGTCGCGATGCCTAGCGCCCGGCCTGCGTCCTCGGCGACAAACGACAGGATGTCGACCCCGGAATCGTCGAGCAGTTCTCGCGACACCTGGACGATCTGGCCGTATTTCCATGAGCCGACCGTGACCTTCCCGAACGTCGCATCGTTCTCAGCGAGCGCCGAACCCTCGCCGCGCAGCGCAGCGGTGCCGTAGGTCGCAACCGTCGGCATGTCCAGGTTCTCGCCCGAGGCCGTAGTCACGATGCGGACGTTCGTCTGACGGATCGCTGCGAACGTCTGGAGGTAGACGTACAGCTGTCGCAAGAGCGTGGTCGGCACCAGGTTGCCGCCGGCGCCTGCCGTCACCTTGAGCAGGTCACGGAACTCCTTGCCGCCGATGCCCTGTCGGATCAGTTCCGACTCTCGGGCGACCTGACGGAAGTCCATGTCGATCGAGCGGCGCTCGCCCTTCAGGAAGGCGAGGAACTCATCGGAGTGCTTGGCGTCCCGAGCGTCGAGCACCTCGGGCCGGACGGTGCGCTCCCACTCGGCGCGCGCCTGCTCGGCGACCTTGGTCGCCTCCTCGGCACGCTGCATCGTCTGGATGGCACCCTGCGTGTCGTCGATCGTTGCGTTGAGACGATCGAGCTCGGCGCGCACCTCGGCCGTGAACTCGACCTTGCCGGTCTTGATGTCCTCGACGAGCTTGCGCAGTTCGGTTGCGGCGTTGAGGCGTGCCTCGTGCCAGGTCTTGATCTGATCCATTGTCGTTGCTCCCTTGAGCGTTGAGTCATTGGGGATGCAAGACGTGACCGAGCCTGCCGGGTGACCGGGGTCGGGTGGTCGGGTCGTGCGGTGCGCCGTCCTCAGTCGAGGCCGGCAATGACCAGCTCGGCCTTTGCGAGGGCGAGCCGGAGGGCGATCTCGTCAGCTGTCGCCCGTTCGGTGGCGATCATCTCGGCACGTTGCGCCAGCCAGGCGCGCGCCGGTGCGGGGTCGAGCGGGTCGATACCCCACAAGTAGTGAGCAACAGCGCCAGGACCCGGCCAGCCGTCGGCCTCGGGATCGGTGTTGGCAGCAGCACGCAAGTCGACCGCATGACGAGCGGCCCACGCGTTCGCCCGGATGACCTTGTCCTCGGACATCCGACCGGCGGCCATGTCCCGGGCCTCACGGATCGTGCGCTCGACCAGGCCGTCGCCGCCGAACCCCTCGGCGCGCAGCGCAAGACCTCGATCCGCAGCACGCTGCATATAGCGAGGCGGTGTCGTGTCGACCTGGCGCTCGCCGTACTCGGCGATGTTCAGCGCCGTGAGCTGGTCCTCGGCCTCGGCACGGGTGCGGTGGCAACCCATCACCTCGTTCGTGCCGTCCTTGATTACGGCCCAGCCGTTGCAGCCCGACGCGTTGCGAGACACCGAATACGGCATTGTCCGGTCCTCCATGTCGTCGTACTCGTCGCCTTGGTAGTCCTCGGCCATCATCGGCGGCATCGGCTCCGCAGCAGCGAGAAGATCCGTCAGCGCGTTGATCGCCTCCCGAACCTTCGCCGTGTTCGCGGCCGATAGCACCTTGCCGACCCTCAGCGAGGCGGTCGCCGACAGCAGCGCATCGAGCGACCGAACGCCGACCACCTCGGCGTTCGGGTACGCCGGCGCGCCGACGACCGACACCTCGTGGAGCCGCACTTCGGTAAGCGTTCTCACCTGACGATCATCCGACCAAGACTGACCAGAACCGGCGACGCTGAACCCGATCGACAAGCCGAGCTGATGTCCGCCACGAGCGAGCGCCATGACGTCACGACCCGTCGAGGTGTCAGCGATCCTCGCCTCAAGCCACAGACCGGCCGCACGCTCCTCCAACCGGGTAATCGTCCCGAGCGGCAACGCCGACGGATCATGGCCGGCCAACAAACGAATCTTCCCGGACTGCTGCGACACCGTGCGACTGAACGCACCAGGCGACACGACCTCGGTGAACACGCCGAGGTCGGTCGGCTCACCAAATCGGCACGCCCATCCCATGATGTGATCCGGCGCGTCGGCGCGAATCTCGACCTGCCCAAGCTCCCGGTACTCGATCATCGTCATCGTGTCGGTCCTCCACCCTCGAGCAGTGGGTCGAGCCGGCGCACCTCGGCCGGCGTCGTGAATCCGGCCTCGATGCCGGTTGCGTAAGTTTCCCAACGCGTCTTGGTGTCGGCCTGTAAGTACCTGTCGGGCAGGAACACGATGTCGTCCGAGGCCGGCAGCATTCGACGAAGAACGTGCCGCCACCTGGTCATCCAGGGCATGACGCCCGACCGCAGGATGTCGGTCCACCGGGTTTCGACGTTCTGATAGGTGATCGACGATCCGTCCATCGTCACGCCGACCACATCGGGCGGCAGGTGGAACAAGTTCGTCGCGATCTCGGCAGCGAAGAACCGGCGCGTCTGCAAGAACTGCGACTGCTCAGGCGACATCGTGAGCTGCTTGACCGTGCCCCCACCGGTCACGACACCGGGCAGACCGACTTTTCCGTAGCCGCCGTGATGCCTAATCCAGTTCTCCCGAATCTGCTTCAGCTGTTCGGTTGTCGGCGCGCCTGGCAGCTCGAGCACGACCGGCGGGATCGCCGACTGGCCGAAGAACGCCCCACCGAACCGTTGCGCAGCGATCGCAGCGCCGATCACCTCACGCGCCATGTCGACCACCGGCGTGCCCCGATCATCGGCACGACGTCGACGCCACTTGATCCGGTGCAGCAACTCGCCCGCAGGCTTGCCGTCGATCCGCCAACCGTCCAGCTCGTTCCCGGTCACCCGGTCGGCGTCGATCGCTGCTATGCGCTCAACAACGCCGTTGACTCGCAACGGCTTTAGGAACAACTCGCCGTCGAGGAGCCAACCCATCGTGGCGTCGAACAGCCACGACGGCCAATCCGTTGACCGTTGCGGCTCGTCAAGCCACACCGCCGGCACCGGCACATCCCGGCCGGTCACGCGCGATATCTGCCGCACGTCCATCGTCGCCATGATGTCCGAGATCAGCGTCGTGCAACCGAGGACCGCCGACGCCTCGATCGACTGATCGGAGGACACACGAACGCCGGCGTAAGTGTTGCCGGACATCGTCGGGAGGTCCGAACCATTCGCCCACTGCGACCATGCCGGGTCGCGAACGACGCGTGATTCGTCGACGCCACCGAGGCCGAACAGTCGGGCGAACATCACGCGCCCTTCGACGCCTGGCGCTCGACCTGCACCCCGGCCGACACGAGCAACGCACCGACGACGATCAGCATCATCGGGACCGACCACATCGCCACACCGACAGCGATCACGACGACACCGACGGCCTGCAACAACCCGACTACGAAGCTCATCGGCACCTCCTCACAAGTCGTTGAGCGACACGAACATCGCCGGCACATCGGCACCCGACTGGATCTCGCCGTGCGCCACCGCATCACCGAGCGCCGCCAACGCGCCGCACAACGCCGAGGCGGCGTCGATCGGCTGCCCCTGATGGCGTCGAGCCGGACGGAACTTCCCACCTCGAGCAGCTTCACGGCGAGCGTTGGCCAGGTGCCGCAGCAGCAACGGGTCGCCGGTGTGTCGCAGCGTTCGCTCACGCACCATCGTCGACAACCGCTCTAGCGCCGGACCGATCCGGTTGTCCGACGAATGCGGCCACCGGGCCACCGACTTGCCGAACTCGCCGGCCCAGGCGTCGATCTCCGACTGCCAGTGCGGCAAGTCGTAGTAGCCGCGCACCACCCGGTAACGCGCGTACGTCTCCCGGATCACCGCATCGACCTCGGCCCGAGGCGTCTGCCAGTCCGTCACGCCCTGCGGACGTTCCCACACGTGAATCGGCACCACGAGCCAATCCGGCCAGCGGACAGCGATTAGCGCCGTAGCATCGCCCGTGTCAGCACCGTCGAACCCGACAGCGATCGTGTCGCCCTCCACGAGGCGGCCGTCGGCGTCGACCAACTGCTGCCACACGACCAGATCGACTAGCGACTCCTCGGGCGCCACGATCTGGTTCAAATAGAACCTTCGGGCCTCGCTCGGCTCCGTCGCCGGGTCGGCGATTTCCTCGACGATCCGATCGACATCGACCCAGGCGGTCGAATCGCCGTAGGCGACACGCAACCCAATCCGCACTGCCTCGACGTCGGCCAGGTCCTCGACCTGCGGCGCCTCACGCGCAACGTACAGCACGCCGGCGCTGCGCCCCGACAACACCGCCTCGTGCGTCTCCTCGGCCACCGACCGACCGCCAGGGGCGAACGCGTTCGTCGTCTCGATCGTCCGGCCACCCATCTTCGCCACGTTCCGGCGAAGAACCTGCGCCAGCAACCGGCCGCCGTTCGTGCGGCCCCATAGATGCGTCTCGTCAAGGATCGCAGCCGTCAGCGGCTGACCTTCACGAGAACCGGCGGCGGCACTCACCGGCTCCAACCGTCCCGGGCGGTCCTTGAACTGCACCCGGGTCACGCCCACCTCAAGGCGACGTTCATCGACCGCCGGCGAATCGCGCAGCATCTCCATGAGCTGAACGTGCGTGTTGTCGGTCTGGTCCTCGGACACCGCAGCGATCTGCACCCACGGCGACGGATGCGGCCGGCCGACAGCGTGCCCCGAAGCGTCGAACCCGTCGAACACGACCGGGCCGACGAGCTCGACGTACGCCAGCGCCGCAGCCAGCGGCGACTTACCCCACCCCTTCGGGAGTCGCCAGCACGCACGACGCCACAGGAACCGACCTCGAGCGTCGACGGCGTACCACGCAACCAAGAGCTGGATCTGTTCGGTCGTGAGTCGCAGCGCACCACCGGCACCCGAACCGGTCGGGATTCGCAGGTCGGCCTCGATCAGGTCGACGATCTCCCAACCGAGCGACACCGTGTCGGGCCCTACATCGGGCCACGGGACGATCACGACCCGACAGACCGCAACCGGTCACGCGCCGACGAACCAGGGATATCCACCGGCTGCCGACGGGCCTGCACTTCGTCTTCGACGATCCGCCAACGCAACTGCATCATCGACTTCGGATTCAGACCGAGCCGGTCCTCGAGCTGGCGCATCTCTGCCGACACCCTCGGCGACTGCGACTCCCGGAACGCCGCACGCAACGCCACGAGCCGAGCAACGAACTCCTCGTGACCGAGCGCCTCCCAGGCCATCGCCTGCGGCATACGCCAGAGCTGACGCCAATACGCCCGGTCGTCGTCGCACCACTCGACGAGCGTCGGCATCGCCGGCGTCTTGCCCTTCCGACCTTTCGACGGCAGGTAAAGCCAGTCGTAAGTGGTAGGCGTATAGCCAACCTTATTGGGCTTAGGCGAAGGTGGCATTTCGTCACTCTCCGTGACCTAAAGACAACCTGTGGAAAACGTTATCCACAGGCAGCCTGTGGATAACGCCTGTGGACAACCTGTGGATACCCGACTCGTAGGCACGGCGAGAAGG